TTCTCAGGCTGCGGTTTTTCTACGTTTTCTGTAGGTTCCTGCACAACAGGTGCCCTGGTTGAGTTAGCCGGCTTTTTCTCTTGTAATTCAACCGTGCCGGAATTAACCGGCAGCAACTTCGCGGGGATCCTCCAGAGCGGACAGACCGTGATATCCTTGATGGGAACCTTGCAGACCGGGCACCCCTCCTTGGTCACAGCCTCGGCCCGCTTGGTCCCATCGGGACAGATACCGGCACAGCGAGTTCCAACGCGGTGGAGCTCGATCGCTTCGACCAGGGCCGCGATCTGCTGCTCCTGATCCGGGTTGTCGAGCACGTGGCAGGGGCAGGACCTGCCCATACCCATGCCCAGGACATCGCCCGAGAAAGCGCATCTCCAGATGGTTGCCGACTTCTTCTGGTTGTTCACCCACTTTTCCCCGGGTGCGGAGGTCTTCATGGGGCAGGTTGGCGGGCAGTTCTTCACTCCCGGAACCTTCCGGTTGTAGTTCCCCCGCTCGGACTCGGTTTGCAGGATAATAAGTGCGTGCTTGAGCCACTCCTCTGGGGGCATGTGGTCCAGGTCCTTGATGCAATGCGTGAGCGTGCCGGGTATCAGGCTGTGGTCGTCGTCCCCCATGCTCAGGGCATGGCACCGTTCCTGTGCATCGCCATAACTGGTGGTGTTCTTCAGGTCCGGGCAGTTCTTTTCCCGGCAGTCCTTGACACTCCACCGGGGCGTCTGGACATCACAATCGATACCGCGCCTGAGGGTCGAGGGTTTCGCGGGGGGGTTGGCCCTGTTGCAGAGGTCGTTCTCCCGGTCGAAGGACCCGCAGCCGTAATTCTTGCAATACTGCAGGCTGCAAAATTCATTGGCACTCATAAGTCACGCTCCAGTTGCTCGACCTTTGCCCGCAGGGCCAGGACCTCGTTCCATATGCACAGGAACGTGCCCCAGGGCATCGCTGCAATGGGGTCGCTGCGGTTGCGGCGGAACACGAGCAGCGGCCGCAGGCCTTCCTTCTTCGCGTTGGTCTCGCACTGCTTCACCCAGGCCCAGATGTCTGTGGTCTCCTGGCATTTGCACTCGACCCCGAACGGGAAGATGTCTCTGGCAGCTTTTGAGAGGTAGAGGTCGCAACCGCTCTGGCCCATGGCCGTGCTCTCAATATCCAGCGGGTCGATCCGGAACTGCTCGATGAGCGTATCCCGGGTGGCCTGTTGGAACAGCCGGCCTTTTGCTTTCGCGCTGGAGGGTTTCATGATCCGTACCTCCGTTTTACCCAGAACCACAACACCGCGGTGATGGCTGCGGCTATTACGAAACAGGTGCCGATGACTGAGGCCAGGTAGAGTGGAGGAGTCATGCAACAGCCTCCTGCGGCCTGACCAGGAAGTTGCTCGTGCCCCTTCGGGTCCTCTTCTCCGGCTCGAATTGCTGCTGGCGCAGCAGGGTCGTGATGGTCTGCCTTTGCCGTGCGGCTGGCTGTCCTTCCAGGAGATGGTAGACGTTCGGGTATTTCCCCGGGTTCTCCAGGACCTGGTCGACTACCGACAGGTTCCAGATGGTCTTCTTGGTGTCCGGATACCGGTCGTTGACAGCCTGCAGGGCTTCCCTCTTCGCGGCCTCGCGGAACTGCATCGGGATTACCAGGCCGAACGGGTTGCGGTTGTGGCCGGTCACTGTATTCCCTCCCTGCTTGCCACCATCTTCCGGCACAGGGCCGTGGCACCGGGCGAGATGCGGATCTCGAGCCGGGTATCTTCCTGCAACAACTTCACGGCCTTGAGACGAACTATAGCGTCCGCTATCTGCTCCAGGGTAAGCGATTCGGAGCCCTGCCGGATTAGCATAGAGGACACGTCTTCTTTCAGGATCCGGCCGCGGAAGTTCCGGGCCTGCCAGGCTGACCATGCCGCGAGGAATACCCGCGTTGCCTGTTCGTCGAGTTTCAGGGTCCGCTGGAAGACCCTGATGATGTCCTCCAGTTCGAGCTCGGCCTTGAATGCCGCGATCGCTTCTTCGACTTCCTGGAAGCGGTCTCCGGGCTCGTCCTTTACCTGCGGGATCTTGGCGACAATCTCCATGAGTGTTGATGTGAAGCCCTGCGTAATTTCGCGTATGGCTCCTGTCGATTCCCCCTGGATTTTCTCAAGTGTCTGGATGAACTCATGGGCACCAGTATCGTTGATCTGCGGGTGCAACATATGGCTGTAATACTTCTGGACGATTTCCCAGAACAGCCCGGGGGACTTGTGGATCCTCGGTATCTGCAGCATGAGACGTTCCCGCATATTGATTGCAGCAAGGCCCTGGGCGTGGTTGGTGACAATGAATTCCACCCTCATGGTGCCGTGTGTCTCGTATATCTTCAGACCCGGGACGTTCTCGCTCGGGGGCATAAGATTCCACTGGCCGTTTTCGGTCATCTTCCCGATGCTCGACCGGATTGCCGTGATGGTGGGCTCGTGTCTGACCACCACAGTCACTTCTTCTCCCACGAGACCCGAGGGGCTCTTGATCTTTTTCAGCAGGCTGGGTATGTCCCCATACTCCGGGAACGCGGATTCGACCCACCCGGTAATGCCAGAGAGGTCCTCTCCTGGCTCGGCGCTGTAGAATACCACGGTGTCTTTCAGCCCCACTTGGAGCGTGAGGTCCTTTGTCGGATGCACCCAGGTCTGATGGCCGTTGTGGGTCTTGTTCACGGTCCACTGCCCGACCTTCGCCATCAGCAAGTCCCGGAAAGGTTTGTCCACGAGCACGAACCGGATCATGTCCCGCTCGAACCCTGCATAGAATTGCGGACATAGGTTGGTGCCGCTGTCCTCGCACGTCAGAGAGGATTGGAATCCGGGCAACGGGCGGGGGCCAATTGTGGCGGGACCATAGGAGATCGCGGTTGTTTTCCGATTCCGGTAACGCTGCTTCGTTGTTTTCAGATCGGCATGTCCGCAATCATGTCCGCTATTTTTCCCGATGTCCGCAATTGCACTGTCGTGAGCGGAAGAATGTCCGCAATCAATAGCGGACATGTCCGCTATTTTATGTCCGCTATTGTCCTCAGTCCTACCCGGGACTGTAGTAATAGATGATGATGAAGAAGCAGCCGCCTCCTCCACCACTGAGTATGTTATGTTGCGTCCCTCCCTCGTGGCAGTGATTGTCTGCCCCTCATGAAGGGGGGCGGGACGGAATTTGCCGAGGATAATGTCCGCTATCGATCTCCTGATATGTCGGGAAGTCACGCCGAGTTGTGCGGCGAGCTCCCCAGAGGTTGCCGGTTTTGCCTGGAGTGCCTGCACGATATCATCCCCGAGCAAGACACACCCGTGATGGAACGGAGTTCGCGGATATCCGGCGGTCACCCATGAAATTCCAGATCTCCCGGGCCGGAGGATCCCCGCGATGGCGCTCCCTCAAGGCCTCGTAGATCTCGGCCTGGGTTGCCCTCTCGATCTTCATCTCCTGCAGGATGGCGGCCATGACTGCGGGAGCGGCCTCCCTGGCAAACGGGGTCGGCACTGGAACTGAAGGGGTGGGGGTCTTTCCCTGCGGTGGGTGCATGGCGAGGTACTTCTTGGTCCTGTCTTTTGCCATGGCGATCACCCTGCACCCAGTACAGCCTGCCCTGTACCCTGTACGTTCATGAGCTGGAGGACCGATTCTCTCCACTTGATCTGATACCCGGAATGGTTGTTCCGGGTGAATGGGAACTCCTCGGCATACATCCGGCCGGCTTCGGTCAGGCGCCATTCCCCGCTGAGATTGGCATCCTGGATCTGCAGTTTGTTGTTGTAGAGCCAGAGATTGACCTGCCGGGCTGTCTTGCCGACGCGGTTGCCTAAATCGGTGGGCGTCAGATATCCGCTCGGCATCGTCGCCGCGGGCAGGAGTTTTTGCCAGTCTCCAGCCCCGACTTTTTCCAGGGCAAAGGATTGTGCGATCGGGAGCGAGACCCCGGTCTCCTCGTGGATGATGCGGGCCACCTTCAGGGCTTCGCGGACGTTTTCTGAGTGGAGACGAGTGGAAGGCTGATCCTGGTGGACCTCCACGATCTCCTGCTTCCGCCACTTCTGGATCAGCTCAGGTACCCAGCGCTGGAACCGGATAATGGCTGCCCGGGCTTCCGGGTTCTTGAGCCGGCCAGCACTGATCTTTCCCATCAGCAGGTACAATCCCTGTTCATTCACGCAATTCCATACGTCGGGTGACGTAACGTCACCGACGGCAACGGACAAGTGCAATCCTTCAAAAACTTCCTGGTTCCGCTCGATGATTTTGATCGGGGTTGTTCGGTCAATTCCCCAGGCCGCGGCCAGATCATCAAGCCTGATCCAGATATCGTCTTTCTGTTGCATGGTCCGGATCTCCTTGCCCTCAAAAAAAGCCGGGAGATTGTCGGTCATGGTCCCACCCGGCATGAGTGCATTTTTATGAGTTCCTCATCGACCGAAACGATTTTCAGGGCATATTTCAGCCCTGCCCTTTTAGTATTATCCGGAATCAGTCCGATTATCGGAAACATAACCAGGTCCAGACCGGTCCTTATTGATACAGCCTGTTGGATTTCTCCCAATGCGTGGAGGTAATGAAAATCCGTCTTAAAATGCGGGTCTGTTGTGGAGAAGAACGCCACCATGCCTACATTGCCTTTTAGGGTCCTGCAAGTATTGATGAACTCCTGATCCTGAGGGTGAAGTTGGATCATGCCTCCTCACCAGCCGTCTCCTCTTCCTGGCTGCCCCTTAGGGCCTGCCAGCGCACCGAGACCTGCACCGCGGTCTTCTCGGACTCGGGAAATTTGTTCTGGAAGTGCGTCAGTGCCATGTCCTCAGTGGGGCATTCCCGGATCGCGGCGTCTTCTTCGAGAGTCCAATCCGGTTTAGGTACATCATCATTACTTTGTCCGGACGTGCTGGCCACATTGTCCGGATCGGTTTTCTTTTCCGCTGCAAGGGCCTGTTCATAAGTCATGCCCTTTTTGGAGCACCTGTACCAGACCCGTTGATATAATCCCTTGTCTTGGCCGTACAACCCGGCTGGGATGCCGAGATCCTTACCCTTTTGATTACCTGGACGCATGGGTCCCTTCGCTTTGGTCTTTTTCCCCGACAATGCGACTTTCTTGAGGGAGACCTTACCCGACACAGCCTTCGCCTCCTTCTTGACGGGGGGGGCGCATTTATCGCAGTGTTCGAAGTTCTTGCCATGATCCTCGCAGTCCCGGCAGGCCCCCAGATCGTCCGACCCCGTCGGTAAACTGTCGGCGGGTTTATGGGCCATAGCCCTTAATTTCTCCTCCTCGATTCCCAGCGCCGTTTTCATGAGCCGTGCGCCCTGTTCTGGCGTGACATTGTCAATCTCAATAGCGATCTTCATGTAACTGCACTCCTGATCGCATGCATATGGTCCCGGTACATGCTCCGGTAGTTCCCGAGATCCTCTGGGTTCACGTGGACTTCGACGCACAACATCTCGACAACCCAGACCTCTTCCAGGGGGTTCCACGGCCGCTTGCCGATGACTTCCCAGATGTGCCGATACTCGGGAAGTGTGTACCCGCCTTCGTTTCGAGCGGATCCTTCGTCCATCTCTCCGAGGGGTTGTTCGTAGACATCGCGGATCTCAACTTTCCCAAAATAGTCTTCCTTGCCGGAATACATCCGGGTCCGGCACTGGTGGATGCTGCCCACCTTTGCCAGGGCTTTTGCCCAGGCCCTGCGTGTTTCCGTCTTCGGGATCGGGCAGCCAACGCGGAGAGGGTCCATTGGATTGAGCGTGGCCGCGAGGATCGGGAAGACGTGATAGGGTTTGAAGAGAATCAGTCAGACCACTTCCCCTGAGGCGGCCCGCTGTTGTGTCCGGTTCAGCGCAAACCGGTCAAACCAGAAGTCGATATCGGCCATGGTCCGGGCAGCCTTATACTGCTGCCAGAGCCAGTGGATCGCCTGTTCTTCGGTGACCATCAGACGCCTCTGACATGCCCTTTGAACTGGTCGAGGAGCGATGCCTTGGCCTGCTTACGAACCTCCCGCCGTGCGGCCTTCCCTGCGGCCCTGACATCGTGATGCTGCTTGTGGCTGACCTTCTTCCAGCCCATTACAACACCGCCTTGAGTGCTGCGGCTAGGGCCTTGCTCGTCTGCACCCCGTTGATTGCGATTCTTTTCAGCTCGGTGAGGCGATCTTCCCGATCCCGGACCAATCTTGAAAGGCCGGAGACTCGATTTGCATATGCACGGTTGAGTGCATCAGTTGCCTCCAACCTCTCCTTCAGGGCTGCGTTCTCCTTGGTGATCGTGCTGAGTTCTTTTGTCAACCCTTCAAGCGTCAGGACTGCTCCACTGAGGAGCTTGACCCGGTTCTCTAGCGCTGCGATCTTCTGCTCTTCTGTTTGTGCTGGTTTCCTTGTTCTTCCCATCATGCCACCGCCACGGTGCTGATCGGCCCGTCACCCCGGACCATGAGGGTGTTCTGGAACTCGCCCTGGATTTCCGTGATATGAGAGATCAGGATGATCTGTGGGAACCTCGACTCCTGCGAGCGTAACGCAGTTAATAGGTTGGCCCGTCGCTCCTCGTCCTGGCTGCCGAAGATCTCATCGAAGATCAGCAGCGTGCTCTCATGGACCTGGTGCAGCTCCGCAAGGTACCGTGACAGCGCGATGCGGAGCGCCACCGCAATGTCGTCCTGTTCACCCCCGCTGAACCGGTCCACCGCGTACTCGCGATCGTTCTCCCGCACCAGGAGGTTGAAGTCCTCGTCCAGGACAACACGGTCGTACTTGCCTGCAGTAATCTCCGCGATGATGGTGCTGACCTCGGTCTCGATGCGGACCCGGACGGCCTGCATCACGTAGAGGACATAGTCAGCAATCGCGGACCGAGTGAGTTTCAGGACATCCATCTCGACTCGGAGATCGATGAGTTGTTTTTCAACGTCTTCCGTTCTCTTTGCTGCTTCTTCCAGCCGGGCGATCTGTTCGGTCGCCATGCGGACCCGTTCCTTTGCCTCCCCGAGACTCTGGGCGTTTGTCCGCAGGTTGATGTCGATCTTCTCAAGGTCGTGTTTCAGGCGCTGGCCTTCTACGAGATCGACTGGCTCTGCAGCGATCGCGGCCCTGATTTCCGCGATGGTCTTCTCCTTCTGGGAGATTTGCACGTTGATCTCGGCGACCTTTGCCCTCATGGCAGCCTGGTCGGCCTGTGCCTTTGTGAGTGCCTGGAGCTTGTTCTGGGCGGTCTCCAGCTCCTGCAAGCGCTGCCGGCATGCATCGTAGTCTTCCTCCCGGTACTCGATGGCCTCGATCTTCTCGATCAGGTCCCTTGCTCTCTTTGCGATGTCGAGGAGTTCGCGGGTAAGTTTCGCTTTCTCGTCCTCGTTGGTCTCCCGGTGCCCGAGCAGGATACGGAGTTCCCGGACCCGGTCGAGCATAGGTTTCAGTGCGGCGATCTTCTGCGAGTCCTGCACTGCCGTGTCGAGTTCTTTTGCAAGGTCGTCGCCTTCGACCATGGCCTCGGCGATACGGTCCGCATACTCTTTCTCGACAGTTGCGAAATGGTCGCCGAGATGCTGCAGGCATATCGGGCAGGTCCCTTCCGGACCGGTTGCCCTCATGGTTGCGAGTTTCTGCTGGAGGCCCTTGGTAGCCTCTTCGTTTGCTTGGATCCGGGCCTTGGTGTTGGCGACCTTCTCGGTGATGTAATCCCGGTAGTCTGCGACCGCTTCGTCGATCTCCTTGTTCGGATCTGCCCCGAGTCCGACACAGACTTTGATCCGGATGTTTTCGAGTTCTGTTATGGCTGTCAGGCACGCATCGAGTTGGACGTTTATCTTGGCAATTCGTGTCTGTATACTCTCCTGCTCCCGGATCACGGCGCTCTTCTCGATCTGTAGTTTGTCCAGCAGGACCTTCTTCTCCCGCAGGACTTCGATCTCTTTTCGCGAGTCGGAGAGACCCGATATCGTGTTCTCCAAGCTTCGGATATCCTCGTCGCTGACCGTGAGGCCTGACAACTGCGCTTCGGTTGCTTTCGCCCTGTCTGCCAGTACTGCGATCTCCTTGCGGGCTGCCTCTTCCTTGTCGGCATTCTGTGCCAGGTGCAGCGCCCTGAGGTCGTGGTCCATGAGACGGGTGTGCACTGACTCCCGGTCCTTTGCCATGGCCTCCGCGTCCACGGTGAGCGTGAGGATCTTGCCCTGGGCTTCGGATAACAAGGTCCTTGCACTCTCCAGTTCGGCCGGGTTCTGCGGGCCGAGCCCTGCGAGCTGGCCCTGGAGAGTTGCCAGTCTCTGGGTGCCCTGGTCGATCTGGTCCTTCAGGATCTTGTCGCTGCCGGTCTTCAGGTACTCGAGGCCGAGTGCCCTCAGGAACCATTCTTTTCTCTTGCCGGGCGTCAGGTCCAGCAGGGTCAATAGGTCTTTCTGGGCTGCATAGATGGTGTTCCGGAAGTCGCCCGGGCCCATGCCGAGAATACGGCGAATCTCTGCATCTACCTGGGAGATGCCAGTTGCCCTGATCTCGCCATGGGAGACGAGTTCTGCCTCGTGTTTCACGGTCTTTCCCTTCGAGAAGACCCTCGATACAACGTAATGCTCGCCCCCGACACTGAAGTCGAGGATAACTTTACAGGGATCCTTGGAGAACGAGGAGACTACATACTCTGATGAGATGCTCTTGTCCGAGACCCCGTAGAGTGCAAAGAAGATCGCTTCGACCAGGGAGGATTTCCCGGAGCCGTTCGTCCCGACAATCCCGGTTATTCCCCCGGTGAAGTCGATCGCCGTGTTCTGGAACCTCTTGAAATTCTCAAGATACAGGCGCTCGATAATCATTCGGTTGCCTCCGCGTGCTCCGCCATCACGTCTTTCAGGACCTGTGTGCCTTTGGCCTCGACAAGAATGCGGTCGGCCTCATTCATCTGCCGGCCCTGCAGAAAGGTCCCGAACTCCTCCACGTAGTTGATGGCGCGGAGGTCCCGCTGCTGGACCTGCTGCCGCTCGATCTCTTCGCTCCGAACGCGGATCTTGAGGTCGAGGATGCTTTCGCGGAGGTCCTTCAAGGCATCGGTCGGCAGGGCCTTTACCGGACTGCTGCCGAAGTCCAGGGTAATCTGGTACATCTGGTCCCCGATGCCATCGACAAGGCCGATCTCGTCCTGGATGCGGTCCAGGATACCGGCCACCAAAAGTCCGTTGCAGTCGACCGTCCCGAGATCCCGCATGGGGGACCGGACCAGGGAGAAGTGATCAACGGTTGTAACGCCGCCGTCTATCCAGACCTCCAGCGCTCCCTTCTTGTCCTTGATCTCGCCATAAGTCAGGTGCTCCTGGCTGCCTGAATACCATGCATTCGGAGCGATCTGCTGCTGCCCGTGGTAGTGTCCGAGGGCAATGTAATCATAGGACTCTGCAAGGATCTCGGGCGTGAGTTCGAACTCGGCGCAGGTGGCGAGACGCTTGTCCCTGATTGTGGTGGCAAGGCCATGGGTGATGAGAACGTGTTGGTCTTTCGGATATGCCCGGGGACCATACGATTCTGCGTCGAAGGCGGCAGTCTTGTAGTCCGCTGCGTGCAGCATGTTCGGAATCAGGTGGAAGTGCGTGTCGCCGATCTTCACATGTTCGTACTTGAATGAGTATGCCGCATAGATCTCCGGGTGGGCTTTCTTCAGGATCTCAAAGGCAGAGGTCGTGTAAGCGTTCTTCGGCATCGAGTGGTTGCCCGCGATCGCGATGAATGGAATGTGGTTTTCATCGAGCATGTCCAGGGCCTGCATGGCAACGAGCAGGGCCTTGGTCTTCGGCTTCACGGTGTCGAATAGATCCCCGGCGTGGATGAGCACGTCAGGGGCCACTTCAATGATCCGCTCAATGCCAGCGAGGAAGTTCTCGTAAATGAGGGCCTCACGGAGATTGCTGCCGTCCTCCGTGGTCTTCTGGAATGCTGTCCGGCCCAGGTGCGAATCAGCGATATGGATCAGGTGCATTGCAGTGCCTCCATCTCCTTGGTGCGCTTGACGATCCACTGGTGCGATCTCTTGAAAAAGTCTGCCCGGATTTTCGAGAAGGCAACCCGCGCGCCAACGCCCGAATCGACATACGAAGCGGCATTATACAAACCCCAACCGAAGCGACCCGCAAACGAAGCAGCAGCCCAATGGCCACCAAACAACGCGGTGAGAGCGGCCAACATGTTCTCATACGTCGGGTTCTCGATGAACGCCCTTGCGGTCTCGATCTCCTTTTTCGTGTGCGCCTTGTCCAGGACGCCTTCTTTCTCCAGGCATTCGAGATAGAGTTTCAGCCCGAACGCGGTGAGCGATATGAAGTCCTCTCTTGTCCACCTCCATGCTTTGATGATTCGCATGCGCTGGACAGTGATCTTGTCGTCGCCGTCAATCCTGACACCGTCGATCTCGACCTCCGCGAGGACCTCCATGTTGACGTATCTCATGGCGTCGATGATGCTCTCGCAGCAGTTGAGACCCTCGCACTCGCGGACCGGTGCAGCGACCTCCCGCCACTCTCCGACAGTCCATGGGCTTTTATCCCGGTCGGACACGATCCGGCCTTCATGCATTCGCAGGGATTTCCAAAACCGTTGCTTTCTGGCAGCCATCACTGCACCCCGGCGGGCTTCTTACCGGTTGCGTAATCGTAGATCCTGTTGGCAGTCTTGAGGACGCTCTCGATGTCCACTGGCTGCTTTTCATGGTACGCGATCGCCGCGTTCGCACTCTCGATCCGGTTCTTGAACTCGATCTGTTTCCGGATTCGGTCAAGGTCCATGATCTCCATGATGGCCTTGCCCTTCCAGTACGTATCCGGGCTGTAGATCATGGCCAGCAGTTCCTCGTCAGTCGGGGCCCGGCGCTCTTCTGCCGGACTCTTCTTCCTGGGCTCGGGCCCATGAGGTGCAGCAATACCTGCAGGGGACGTGCGATTCTCTGCGGGTGGCTTGGTCTGCTCCTGGGGCGTGCCAGTGGTTTGCGGGGTGGGATTTGCCGGTGCCGGCTGGTCCTGGCAGGGCTCGATGATCTTTGCCTTGCCGTCCTTGTCGAAGGTGATCTTGACCTTCATGCCGTCCTTTATGGACGTGTCCGGGCTGGACAGGCATTTCAGGAGGTCTTCGTTGGCTGCGGTCACCAGGATGCTGCCGTTCTTGAGCGTGAGGTTGATGTTGCCCCGACTTATCCCCTTATAGATGCCGACCCGTGAGTCCTCCTTGGGCTGGATGGTGGTCCCGGTCTGCGCCTGGCAGTTGTGCTCGGTGCCGTCCATATTCAGTGGATGGCTTTTCTTCCCTGGCACGAATGGCGGCCACTTGATCGGCGCGTTGCACCGGTTGCAGTACTTCTGGTCTGCCATGGTGCTCACTCCTTCTTGCCGAAGAAGAGGACTGCCATCTCCGGCCTCAGGATCTCAATGATGATATCGGCATCGCTCGCGGGGAGGTTGTGCTTTGCCAGCAGGAAGAGCCGTTTCTGTGTGTTGTTCTTCAGACCCGCATAGTTCTCATCGCCCTTGACTTCCTGGGCGATTGCCAGGAGCCTGTTCAGCTGGTCGTCCTGGTCGATGGTTGCACGGGCGCGGAGGGCCTCGTCGCTTTCTGCGGTCTCGTAGAAGAATGCAAAGTGGGGGTTGCCGCTCGGGCTCGGGATGACGTGCTTGGTCGAGATCTTGATCCCGGGCGTTGCCAGGAACTCGTTGATCTCCTTCTCGTCAGCAGGCAGGATCTTCACTGGCATGTGGAGCACCCTGCCTTCTGCCGCAGTTCGGGTTCGGCATCCTTGATCTTCTTGCACATCTGCAGGGCATCGGTGCTCTTCGCGTTGGCGCAGGAACTGACCATGCCGCAGCCGTTGCAGACCTTCCGGATCTCGTTCAGGAGCTGAATGGTGACATACGGCACTTCCGTGATTGTCGGGCGGGTGGAGCTCATCGGCTCATCTCCGGCCAGAGGTTGAACAGCGTCCTTGCATCCTCGCGGATGACGTGCTGTTTCTGCTCGATGGTCTCACGGATGAAATCGGCAGGCGGGCGTGCCAAGACGTAGTACTTCCAGGGCCGGCCCTTATTGAGCTTCCGGGCGCTCTCTTCCTCGCGCACGATGCCGTTGTCGATCAGGTACCTCAGGCCGAGCGAGACCTCGGGCTGTCTCAGGTCCGTGGTCTTCTCCAGCCAGCGGCTCGTGACCTCGATGCCCATGCCGTACTTGGTCATGGCCACCAGGATCGCGGGAGCCGTCCGGAACATGCCGAGATGCTGCATGGCGTTGATGATCTTGTTGTCCTCGTCGGTCAGTGACTGCTGAGGGCGACGGGGATCGGTTATCGGGAGTTCTGCTGCCGATATCATTACCATGCCACCTCCCCGCAGCACCGGTCATACCGCGGGCACTGGTGCTCGATGCAGTGATCGTGCCGGCACGTTTCCACCAGGGTGACGTCAGACGTCTCCGGGTTCTGCTGGATACGGACGCGCTTCATGATCCCACCATGTCGCCGGCAACCGTGCCGAACGGTGTCTTCGCGCTCATCATCTTCCGCATCCGGAGAGCCGCGCTTGCCGTGGCCGCGTCAATCAGAGGGTGCTTGCGCTGCATCTCGCAGAGCTCTTCCTTGTCGGATTCATCTCCTCGCGAGAGCTCGCCCGGGTGCAGCGGATCCCTGAAGTAGAAGATACCGTCGCACTCCCCAACATACTCATGAGAAAGGATTTTCAGATCGCGGTCCGAGATTGTACTGGCAGCGCCGTTCTCCTCGTTTCCAGCGGCGGAGTGGTTGCTGCCATCAGTTTTTGTTTTCGAAAATTGCTGCATTGTTGACCACCTTTTTGTCTACGATTACTACCCTGCCGGACTCCACCAGGAGATCCGCGCAATCATTCCCGCGCTCGGCCCGAATGATTTCCAGCGTTGCGCTGTGGATCGGAATTGCTTCGGACATGGGAATCACGCGGGGACCTTTACGCCGTTTGCTTTTGCATAATGCCTCAGGGACTTGCTGAGTACGGCGGATATTGTCCTCTCACCAGTCGCTTTCCTGACAGATTCGGCGAGCTCGACTTCATCGGAGTCCGCCCTCCATCCCAAATACTTTTGATCCTCCATTGCTCACCTGTTAGACTTTGTTAGATTGTTATACGCCCCGTGAGTATTTATAATTTGTTAGACAGTCTAACACAAGCAAACATTTTCAGGAAAGATTTTTATAACATGTTAGATATTGTTATAATTTGTCTCGAATCGAAGGGTAGGAGGTGAAACAACTGACTAAGAAGGGAGCTGGGAAGGAGGAGTATATCGGTACTCGCGTACCTCAGGAGTTAAAGGATGAAATAATCGAACGATTTATTGAGAGTCGACAATACCGAGATATGTCCGATTTTATACGTTCACTAATCGGTGAATTGAGGGCTCCCCACCCTAAAGGATGGGGCTTCCAGTAGGCTGTTGGCACTACTTTTTCTTAGGTTCATTCTGACTCTCCACGTACTTCATCAACACATCTAATGATACCTGCCCGGTGGTCGCTACAAACTTTGAATCTGACCAGAAGGAATCCCCCCAAAGCATGTTTTTTATCTCCGGAAATTCCTGACGGAGATACCGACTCGATACCCCTTTCAAGGTGTTGAATACTTTTTCCAGATCCGTGCTTGGCGTCCCCTTGACAAGCATGTGAATATGATCCTGTGCCGGTTCCATGCCTGTGATCTCAATACCAACAGTTGGTGCGAGATCCCGGAAAATCTCTTTCAGGCGCTCGCGGATCTTATCATTGTAGAGTGCTTTTCGCCGGTACTTGATCACGAAAATGATATGGTAATGGAGGGAATACACAACGTGGTTCCCACGGTCAAGGTCATATTTGGTTTTACCGGTCATTTTAGTGCACCTTCATATATTTTTTAACTGCCGTTATCACTGCACTTCCAGACTTGGCGATCCCTAAGAATCCCGGGTGTTTCTCATCGTTGCAATATTGAGCATACGAAAAATCCTCCGGATTGGGCTTCTCAGTCCACGATACAAAAAGTAACTCGTACCTGTCAGGACATCCGTGGCAATTCATGACAATGCAGGTATCAGCGAAGTACCGAACAATTGGATTCTCCCGTATCATTCCAAATCCGCGCTTTGTATCAGGTATCCACCTTTCGCTTTTGCGTGGCTCGACAGAAGAGCCGCACTCAATTGTAAGCGCGGTGGATCGTCCGTCATCGGTATATTGACAGTATACCTTTTTGTTGTGGAACCGCTCATTTTTTCCTACTTTCCAAACGCTCATCCTCGTTCTCCTGTGCTTTGGTTGCACATATTCTTATACGCCCCATTAGGATATATAGTTTACTATTGGTCGCATACACTTGTTAGCGGGCAATAGGAGCGGTACATTGCAAAGAGGGAGGCACTTCATCCCCGCCATAAATAGCGGGGTCTTCCCGTGCCCCCTCTTATCTCCCGAACGGTAGATAAAATCTCTGCCATCTCCCCGCCTCTAACTGCAGTGCTGACCCTCATAGTAATCATCGCACGTTCTCTTGTATTGGCGATGTCCATCATCTTTTGCAGGGTTTCGAGAGATAATGGTTTATCGTCGGGTTCCTGGGGCGTCCGACGTTTGAGCACGTTGGCTTCCATCTCTGGAATCTCCACCTTGTTGACCTTGCAGTACCGGTGAAGTATCGTCAACGTCAGTGTCTTCGTACTTGGGGCCATATGGTCCAACGAATCTGCATATTCTACGAGATTATTCAAGGTCAGATGGTTGTGCAGCTCGGTAAGATCAACACCGAGGAATTCCGCATAGTATTTTAGGGTTTTAGAATAGAGGTGAATTGTCTTCTTCGAGCGCCCGGCAAGACGTAGAAGCTTGATGTACTGATCGACAGAATAGCCCATGTGTTGACCACCTTATTCTGTTGTGGTGGATTTCCATAAAAAATATATTGTCTGATCATAGACTAGGAATTAATATAGGCAGGGTAATTTCAGGCAATATATCGGTTTTCTGGCTTTTTCATGCCCTGCAATTGTCGGATTCCCGAAGCGCTACACCATACCTTCGTTCTCCGCATTATTATATAAAGTTTATATTGTTGTACGGTACACCACCAACTATGTACAAACATACCGTACTGTGCATAATCATTTTATTACTCACCGCAGTAATTGCCGTCCCGGTGGCTGCGGATATTCCTATCCTCCAATCGAACAAAGATAGTCTCACTAAGTACCGTACTGATGCTCAGGCGGATAAGAGTTCTTGCACCAGCAATTCGTTCAACATTGTTTATACGGGAACGCCCTCTTCGACTGTTGATCTTTACATCAATAATGATGATGTCTCGGGTATCATCCCTCCGGAATTTGATAGTCAGGAAATGGGAACTTCCAGCATGATATCCCCTGGACATTACAAAGTGACTACTGCTTCTTCCGGGATGGCGTATATATCCTTTAAGACCTCTTCACAGACCGCTGCTCAAACATATACATTTAAGGTTGTTGATCCATCGGGGGTTATTCCAACATCCCAGATAAGTATCGATGTTCTTGCAGCTGCTCCCGCCCCAACTCCTACTATGACGCCGACCCCCGAACCAACAACAACGACCGGATCCGTCACGGTAAAGTCCATGCCATCGGGCGCAACGATTTTCCTGGATAATGCGGTTAAGGGTATTACTCCTTTAACTATTGAGGGAATTTCGAATGGAAATCATGTCATAATGCTCCGGTTTGATAATTATCAGGATATGACGAGTGGGATTGTTGTTGGCGTAGATACCCAGATAGTTGATCTTACACTCATCAAAATAATCCCGACAACGACACCGACTACGGTAGTAACAACTATCATGGCAACGAATGTGGCAACTCCTGAGACAACTACGGCTCTGCAGAATGCGGGGATCTCGACAACAACGGCAACTCCCGTCCCGACCAAGACCGTGAACTACAGCGCGACAATTGCAGCCTTGGAGCACAATATCTCCGACCAGAATAAGAAAATTGAGGAACAGAATGATCTCATCAACCAGATCCTGTCGTTCCTGGGATTGAAGTAAAAACCTTTTTTTAAAGGTGTCGGGATTTATTTCACGAGAGCCACTCTGAGTTCCGATTCTGCATCCCTGTATCGTTGGTATGCCTGGGATCTCGCGGCGACACGATAGAAAGCCCACACGATTCCCACAAAAACGGGAATAAGTCCTATGAGGAATTGCGCGAGCCCGAAGAGGACTAACACGATTCCTGGGACACCGATGATAATGAGGATGGATGGCCCCCACAAGCTCATCGAGGTTTCGTAGTCAGCTTTTGCAGCGTTGTATGTGTTTTTAAGGTCGATCTTGCGATTGTACTGCCGTTGTTGTTCGTCGGTCAGGGCAGCATATTCACCATCTTCCATTTCTGGGATCTGGTACTTATCCATATCTCTGACTCTACATCAGAGGGTATTATTCCTTCTGTTTTTTACTCAGTTGTTGACATCTCCGTTGCCTCGGCCCAGTCCAGGATCTCTGCCTGGATGCTGTCCAGGTATGCCTGCACTGCCGCTACGTTCTCGTACTTCTTCGGCAGCGTCCAGCGAATGACACGCTCGCTGTACTGCCATTCCTGCCGGGTCTCTTCGGTCATCGGATCAGGCACTGTTACCTGCTGGATGTTCCAGTGAACCAGCAGCCGTGCAATGCCGGCCTCGATCTTGTCGATCTGGATTACGGCCGGTTCCGTGTTAGAGTGTACTGTCATGCTCTCAAAATCTCCTTCCTCATCAGAGGATCGATGTACTTCTTCCTCAGCCTGTTCCCGTCGCACCACATGACCCATCCGTAATAACTGCCGATGACGTGCAGGTCGTGCGGTGTGAGCTTCTCGTGGATCAACATCCTCGTCAGCTTCTTCTTCATGAGCTTCACGGTTGACTTCCTGAGCAGCGTGAAGTGTCCGAAGCAGCGGTACCCGAGGAAATCGAGACCACGGACAAACGTCGGGAAAACCTGCCAGTTTTCCTTCACCTTAAGATTCAGACGGGCCCGGAAGAACTCGCTGATCTTTCCCAGGAGCCCGCGGAGCGTGGGCTTGTCGGGTCCCAGAACCACGATGTCGTCGCAGTACCGGTAATAGTACCGGACCCTGTTCGTTTCCTTCATCCAGTGGTCGAAGGCGCTCAAGTAGAGGTTGCCGAAGTACTGGCTGAGGTAGTTGCCAATCGGCACGCCATCGGCACTGTCGATCACGTTGTCCAGGAGCGCAAGAACGTCGCGGTCTTTGATCTTGTGCCTGATGATAGCCTTCAGGATCGCGTGGTCGATCGAGGGATAGAATTTCTTTACGTCGAGTTTAAGGCAGTACTTGGTTTCCTGCCGCTGCTGCAGGTCCTTCTGGAGTTTCCGGAGGCCCCGGTGAATGCCCCGACCTTTCAGGCTGCTGAAGGTATCTGCGATAAGCGTCTTCATCCAGATCGGTTCGAGGACCTGGACGACTGCCCATTGGATTATCCTATCCGGATAGTAGGGCAGTGCGAAGATCTCGCGCTCCTTCCCCTTGTCAATCTTCATGAATGTCTTGTATCGGGAGGTCCGGTATGTCTTATCCCGCAGCATCTCCTGGATCTGCCCGAGATATTTTTCCGGGTCTTCGTCGACCATCTGAACTTCCCGATAGAAATGTTTCCCTTTCTTGGCGTTGTGGTGCGCGGCGATGAGGTTGTCCATGTCGTAGATCTTGCTGTAAAGGTGTCCGTAGCGTTTCATGATTGTCGCTTCTTTGTATAGTTCGCCGAGCGTTCGAAGTCCCGGGAGACTCTACCAGCACGGGATTTTTCGTTGATGTGTTTTGCCAAGAGGCAGGGTATACCCGAAAAATCGTTTAGATTTGTAAAGTAGGTAACTCGCGTGCCAATGTTCGAATTGACATTCGAAGTGGCATTATTCAGATTCCAATTGAAGGTACCTGCATTCGAAGCATTATTCCAATTGCCACCAAATAACGCGGTCATTCCGGGCATACCCAAAGTGTTCATACGTCTATACCTGCCAAAAATTTTTTATTTGAAGGCAACCCGCGCGCCAAGGTTCGAATAGACAGCCGAAGCGGCACTACTCAGAAGCCAATTGAAGGCACCCGCATTCGAAGCACTACTCCAACAGCCACCAAAGAACGCGGCCTTATTCCCGGTTGCCTGGTAGTAGTAGTCGCACAGATATGTTGACGAGCTGCCCCCCGTGACATCGGAAGCCAGGAAGCCGTAATCGAGTCCTGCACCGAAGCCGATGTTGATCACATACCCGTCAGTCGCGCCGTTCGTGAGACCGGTGTCGACATAGGGATGTGCGAACGTGTCGCTGGCGAAGTCGTGGTTGGCGATCCAAGGGTTCCGGTCAGCCTTGATGTTGATCCCATCGACCCACTTCCAGACGTTTCCCCAGAAGTTCTCGATGCCGCGGTAGGAGATCGAGACCTGGCCGTCCGTGCCGGATGCCTTGCCGCTGGCGTTGCCGAGCGATGCGGTTGCTCCGGTGTTGACTGCTGCGGAGACATCGACCACACCGCGGCCAATCTGGGTCTGGCTGTCGAAGTTCGCATACTCGATGAGGTACAGGAGCTGGATGGCACAGACGGTGTTGAAGTCGTTGACTTCCCACCCGGTACCCCTGTTGTGAGCGTATCCCCGGAATGTCGGCAGGTCCGCAGATACTGCCGGGGCGACACCGCTGATTGAAGCGAGTTTGCTGCCCGTGGCAACGGACCCCTCGTATGCCGACATGTAGATCTTCTCTTTGGTCACTCCGTCGACAACGAAGGCCGGGTGGACTGTGAATCCCGTCAATGCCTTATCGGAGATCCACCACGAGATGACCGTCCCCACCTTTGAGGACTTGTAGTAGAACTTCGGGATCTCGACCATGACCTGGCCGTTCGACCCGGTGTCCGAATACCCCGCCCCTCCATAATATGCGTTTACTGCGCCGGCATCGGAGAGGTTGCATCTCCTGAGACCCATCCATGGAGACAAACTGTCGAAATCTGCACGGGTCATTGTGATCGTTTCCCCGGCGGCATTGATCCGCGTGAGGGCGGGAGAATTGGAACTGGCGTCCCATTTCGCCCCGATAACCGTTGCAAAGACTTCTCCGGGTTCGTCTCCCCACACTGCGCCCGGATTTCGCGTCCTCCGGTATTTCCTGATGTAATCGACCATTCCGATCAGTCCGTCATGGTATTTACGAATCCTGTGACTGTGACCACGCTGGTCGTCGATGCGAACGCCTTAACCGTGGCACCGTTCTGGAGGATCAGTCCGGGGAGTGCAAGATAGAGTCCCTGCCGTGCCGTGACTGACATGACGATGTTCTGATCCGGTGCGGTTGCTCCTCCGAACTCGATGGTTAACTGGACTGCCGATGCACTGGTGTTGTGCACCCAGAGCCAGATTTCATCAAACGTTCCCGCAGTCGTACCGGCCACTGCTGTATGGATCGCAGTGCCTGGTGTACCCGTTGCTGCAATGAGGATTGGTTTTCCATCCGCCGATCCTGATAATTTGCGCTTTGTTGCTGTTACCATGGTTACCTCCTTAACTGAATATTTGCCCTACGAGGAAATCCCCGCCCCCGCTTGATGAGATCGTGATCACACCATCTTCATTGGTGATGGTGACGTTCGCTCCCTCGGTGAGGTTGACCAGGGCAAAGGTTCCGTCCGCCTTCCCGATGTAGATCTTGCCGTTTGCTGCACCGGTGGCCGCGAGCTTGCCCCCAACAAGAGTGTTCAGGGACTCGAAGTTCTCGCGGATCCATTCGTAGATGTCGATCGAGAACGTGGCGGCAATCTCGGTATTCGATGGCCACGGGGCTGCTGCTCCGATCGTCCCGTCCGCCCTGATGCCGCGGGCACTGGTCGTGAGCGTGCCGGGCCCTGAAGTAGCCGATGCACTGACCGGACGGATCCCCTCGGCCTTTGCCGGGTCGAGATACCCGATCGTCGCGGTCGGGATCAGGTTGCCGTCCTTATCGTGGAACCGTGACAATTCCGCGACCGGGATCGTAAGCGTGGACGCATCTATCCCGGAAGACAGCGTTGTCGGGGCGGAGTTCTTCTTCAGCTGCGGAAGAGTGGAATATGCCATATCTCACCGCCTTATGCCGACCGTCCTTCAAGTTCAGTGCAGGTGATCTGGGCAGTCTCTCCGTTGTGCACGATGATTGGGGTTGGCCACTCGTGCCACATCAGGCCCTTGTTACCCGTGTTGACGATCATCATGTTGTAGATGTTCAGGTTTCCCGTGAACGAGAACAGGTGGGACCACCTGCTCTGGTAGTCTGCGACATACGTGCAGGTTGCAGCGGCCCGCTCCCCCCCGCTGGTGGTGATCACTGTCATATCCGCCAGTGTGCGGCCGACCGCTTCGCCGACCGCAGCGGACCCGAGCACGAAATCCGTGAATGGATCGGTGCCGACCCCGTTGGTGAGTTTTGCTCTCTCGACAAGTCCTTCATTCAGTAGTGTTGGCATTTCCGTTACCCTCCTCGATTTTTACCGTTTCTGTACGGCGTTCCCTGATCGTTCCATCGGCCCTGCGGATGACGACTTCAACGTTCATCATCTTTGCAGTGCCCTTGATTTCCATGCCCTTCCCGGGCTGCTGGTTTTCGTCTGTCATAATTCCAAGTCCTACGCAGTCTTCACCGCGATGAGTTTACCGTGAGAATCAATCGTGACCATTACCTTGTCTCCGGCTGCGAGCAATGAGGTGGGATCAAAGGCGGTCCTCTTGACAGCCCCGTTCGCCCCATCGATGGCAACCATCACTGACGAGTCGGTCCTACTGATGACAATGCCCGTTGCACTCCCAACGGAGGATTTCAGCGCATCCTGGACAACGTTCTGGATCTCATAGACGGAGTTGAGGTAAACCCGCTTGAGGTTCAGGTATGCTTTGAAATCTGTATCCAGGATGATCGAGACCGTGATGGTGTTCTTCGTGCCCCCCTTCGAGTAATCAAGATCGACTGAGATGATCCGATACGTGCCATCCGGTAAAACGGGTGAGTAGCCACTGACGATGAGTTTCTGGAGAAGGACCAGATCGGACCTCTGCGTGAATGTCACTTTCCAGGTGCAGACCTGCTTCTGGTAATATGTGTACAGGTCCAGCGCCCGAGCCGTGCAGTCAGCCTGGGTGCAGATGTCCTTGTTGGTCTCTTTGTATTCCCGCTTCGGTTTCGTCCCGGTCGGGTTAAGCGTCTCATCGTATACGTCCGAGGCGTACTGGACAGACTGATACCATGCCCCGGTGAGGCCCTGGCAGCGGACCGTAATCCAGTTGTACTGATTCTCCCCCGCTTGTGTCAGTGTGAAGGGCGAGACAACGTGTTTTCGTGCATCGCGGGAATCATAATCGGTTGTGGCGGTTACATAGACCGGGTCTGGCAGGTATAGCTGTGTGTCGATCGCCGATTCCGGAACGAAAAACGCACAGGGGATATCAGTCCCGACCCCTGACACATCACGCCACCTGACATAAAAGATCCACTTCATGTAATCGCAGATTGCCTGGATGGCCTGCGCTTTTGTGGTCGTCTCGGTGAAGGGGAACTCCTTTTCAGGCATGCCCCCGGTTACTTCGGGATGGCCCCATACTGAATATGAACTCGCAATATTGTAGGGATAAATCCCGGTAACTGCGGCCCAGTTAGTAATTCCCCCGAGCAGGTTTGTGCGGATATAGTCATCCGGATACAGCACGGTGATTGCGGCTGGTCCGGTCGCACGTCCGTTTGCATATGCGATCCTGACCCCGGCAACCCGTAACTCTTCGTTATCCTGGAAGTACGGAGAGGAGCCAGATACCGCCTTAAGCGTAAGGAGTGAGGATGTAACTGCAACAATCGTACCGCTATCCCCGCTATCTTTTCCGGTAACCCGGTTCCCCACAGTGAACGGGACGGCTCCCCGATCCCTATATTGCAGATAATAGGTGTAATCCGTCAGTTGATCCGCTGTTTTCAGCAGGACCTGATCCCGGGGTTCGACGTATTGAGCGGTCAGGAAATAGGAATAGTCCATTGCCTTCATCTGCTGGTTGCCGGTTACAAATCCCGGATATCTCACCGACCGAACATTCGTGCTGCTTGAGGGTGCAACTCCAACGAATACCGTGTTGAAATTCCCGGCATAGTCGGGGATCTTGAACACCAGTTTCGTCCAGAAGAGTGTGGAGTAAATACCGGCGACCGTCGTCTTGTCAAAGTCAAACGTGGCAGCATACATCTTGTCCGCGAGCGTGCGGGAGATCCTGCCGGCGACGATGAGTTTGTCGATGTTGACGATGCTGCGGTAGACCCATGGCACCTGTGGCGCACCTGTTGCGCCCCAGTTCAGGTCCAGGTAGTGGACCGGGATGAATGGGGTGATGTCGTCAAAGTGGCCGGTGGCTCCCCAGACAAGATCGATGGTTTTGACAAAACCAAAGGTGAATTGGCCGGTGGCTCCCCAGTTCAGGTCCAGGTAGTGGACCGGGATGAATGGGGTGATGTCGTCAAAGTGGCCGGTGGCTCCCCAGTTCAGCACGATCGACCGGTCCACCTTCGGCACCTCGGGCGTGCCGGTGGCTCCCCAAATGAGGTCTAGGATCCAATCGAAGATCGGTACCTGTGGCGTGCCCGTTGCTCCCCATTCCAACGGGATGGTACGGTCGACAAGCACGGCCGGTACCGGTTCTTCCGTGCTGACCTCTGACCCGCAATCGAGCAGGCCGCAGTCCAGGAGCATGCCGGGGATCCTCGCAGTCCTGCGGGCAGTGGCCGGGAATCCTCCCGTAACGCCCCAGTTGAGACCGATCAGCCTGAGTAGCGGATCGATGGAGAGGGCACCTTCTGCACCCCAGTTCAGGTCGATGATTCTCTTGATCTCGGGGTCATCGAAACCCCCAACCGCTCCCCATGAGAGAGGGATACTGCGGTCGACAATGAGGGAGGGGGCCCCGGTAGCCCCCCATGATAGCGGGATGGTGCGGCCGACCATGGGATCTGCGGGTTTTGCATCTCCCTCCCAGCTGAGTGGGATGGTGCGGTCGACAAGCACGGCCGGGATCGGGTCCGATACTCCTGTCGGAGTACCGCAATCCAGGCCGCCCACATCCATCATCATTGCCGGTATGCCGGCAGCTCTCGTCATCTCCGGGAACGAACCCTCTGCACCCCACGCCAGGGGAATTGTCCGGTCCACCTTCACGGTGAACGAACCCGTCGCCCCCCAGCTGAGGGTGAGCGGCTGGCGTAACTGTGCATCGAGGCCGCCCGTGTCCAGGCCCTCGCAGTCGAGCAGCATTTACACCACCGTCTCCTGCTTGAACTCGACATCGAAATACAGCCGGCCGACAGAGTCAGATTCCAGGACCTTGAGGCCGGAGATAGAGCACTTTGTAAACGAGTCGAATTCCGTGACGAGCGTGCCGGAGATCCCGACCTGCCCGAGAATCGCCTCATATTGGTCCCAGGTCCCGAGACACCGGAACGTGGTACCGAGGCCGATGTTGGGGTTTGTCTGGATACTGTGCAGGCCTGAAAGCAGGAGCTCGTCAGTCAATGCGATCTGCGGTGTTGCAGAGAGTTTAGAGGCGTTGGGAAGCGGGACCCCGCAGAATGTCGTGCTCATGAGGTCCTCACCCCCGCCTGCTGTCTCTGTGCGGCGAGCCGTTCCGTGATCTGGTCCATCAGGGCATTGAAGTCAAAATCCTTCGAGAGTTTGACCTCCCCGATGCTCACGGAGAACAGGCCGGAGTTCTTTGCCTGGGCCTCGGTATACTGTGAGGTCCCGGGTACCTGGGCAAGCGGGACGCCTGCCTTGATCGCATTGTACTCGATTTGTTCCTGGGCAAGATTCGATTTCTCATCCGTGAGACTCGATTCCGCTTTTCTCTTCGCCTTGTTGTATGCCTTGGTGATGTCCCGGGCCTTGCTGACATCAGAACCTGCTGCCTGCATGTCGGCATAGTAGTCCTGGTCGAGGTCGAAGAGGTCCTTTGCGGCATCCTTGACCTTCTTGAGCTGGGCCTCCTCCTCCTTGTATGCATCAACCAGGGCTGTTACCTGGTCCTTCTCCGCCTTCGCACTGGCCTCCGCAAGTTTGCCCTTGGCTGCTATCAGTTCGAGCGATGCTTTCGCCACGTCCTCCGCAGTGCCGGTCTTTTTCGCTTCTTCGAGTTTCTCGGTCAGGCTCGGGATGGTGTAATCGGTGAGGTACTGGATGACCGCTGCCTCTTCAGATAACCCTTCAAACGGATCAGGGACTTCCGACATGGCCTGTTTGTACATGCCGATCGATAGTCCATTCCAGGTGGACATCGGCACGAATTCTCCGAGTCCCCTCCCTGATGTTTTGAGGTTGGCCTGCTCCCATGATTCCCGCACGGCACTGTCCAGGGCCAGCTTCGCATCGTTCATTTCCCTGACAGCATCCTGGACGCCCTGCAAGTCGAGCTTCAGGGCCGCATCCCAGATCTTCATGCCGTTGACTGTTCGTTCCCCAATGTCGATTACGGCCAGGCCGGCTTTTGCCTGGACAGCCTCAAGTTCCGCGCCGAGTTCTGCCCATTTCGTCTTGAACCGGTCGATCTTCTCCAGATCTTCCGTTGACATGGCCGGCGATGCCTCGTTGTATGCCTTGAGGGCATCTCCGGACTTGTTGATCATCTCGGCAAGGCTCGACCAGGACCGCCCCAGGATCGCCTTGGCCGCAGCATCCTTCTGCTGGACCGTGGGCATCTTGTCGAGCGTCTGGAGGATGTTTTTCATCAGGGTGTCGGCATCGACATAGTTCCCATTGGAGTCCTTGACGGCAATGCCCATGGACCTGAGCGTCTCCCTCAGGTTTGCCCCGTCCTCATTGTTCGCCCCGATCCTCGCATTGAGGTTCTGCATGGTGACAGTCAGGGCCGAGAAGTCCGTATCCGTGGCGACAGCCGCGGCTTTCCACCGCTGTGCCTGGTCGGTTGTCAGGCCGGTCACATATGAGAACTGCTGGATTGCGCTCTGGTACTCCATCGCTGCACCGACCGTAAGGTTGAACCCCTCGGTGATGTAGCTGAGGGCCATGTTGATGGAACTCGACATGAAGAAGAACTGTTCCGAGATGCTCTTCGTGCCGGCCTTGGTGTTGCTGATAGCACTGTCGATTCCTTCGCCGGTCTTGTCGACAGCCACGATACCGTAGGCGATATCGAAGTCCGTCATCGCCCCCATCATTCCGCCGACTCCCATGTGAATTAACCTCCGTGCTCCATTTTCGTGTTATACCAGGCGATCAGGAATGCCTGGTCCTCCTCTTCCAGCGCTCCGAATTCCTTTGGCGACCTGAACCCGCAGAACCGCAGGAAGTTCCCGAAATTCTGTCCTTCACTGCTGCAGGCGAAAGGTGCGGGCTTTCTCGATCCGCTCCTCCCGCTCGCGGGTATGCCGGATCTGCTGAGCCCTGAACCCGGTGATGATCCAGGAGAGGTCCTCATGCGAGAACGCGTCCGGGTTTTCCCGGAGCCATGCGGCCGTCAGGCTGGTGTCGGCCGTGATGATCTCGACAATCTCATAGTCCATCTCACGGATGCGGTCGAGTTCTTCATCAGTAAGGCCGCGGATACGGTCGAGTTCCGCTGTGATCTCACGGACTCTCCGGATCGCGTCCGGCGTCACCATGCGGAGCGTGATGAGTTCGCTCTCCAGGGCCTCGACCCGTGTGGTCTCTTCGGTTGTCAGACTCCTGATGCCGACGTACTCCTTCCTGAGTTCATCGAGCCGCATACGGTCCGCTTCCGACATCGAGGTCCTTACAGGGATGCGGTCCCCTCCCGGGAGCTCGATGTCTTCGAACCGTTCGACAACCCGCTGCTGCAGGAGCGCGATAGTTGATGCGGTTTCAATCCGCTGCTTTGCCAGTTGCTCGTCACGGATTTTCCGGTACGGCTCGCGCTCGGCCATTGTGCGATCGAACGCTGCGATCTGTTCCGGGGTTGCTGCTTTCACCACGGGGATCAGCCCGTAGTGAGATCAGCGATCGAAAGATCGGCGTCGATATCCTCGATGGTGAAGCTGACCGCATCTTCGAAGACGTGGTTGGCGTCTCCTGCGGCCATGCCGGAGTTGTTGGTCCAGCAGTTATCCACGAAGACCTTGATGTAGTTCCCGGTCACTTCATCGAGGCCGCCGAACTCGAGATCGTAGTACTTCGGTGCCCCCGTGACCGTGTAGGTTGATGCTCCCGCGATCGCGGCAACAATCAGTGCACCAGTGGCGCTCCGGATGCCGTTGTTGTAGACCCGGTACAGTTTCTTGAACTGCCTCCGGCTGGTCGCATACTCCCCGATGCCGAGCAGACCTACGGCCAGCTGTTCGAAGATCGCGTTGCCGTTGGCGTCCTCCCCGACAAGATCGAGCGTGCCGGCTGTGGTCACGGCTGCCGTCTCCACGGTCACGCGGATCCTGGATGCGCTCGCGATCGTGGTGTCGTCCATTGCTGTGTCACCATCAGCGGTGAGCGTGACGTGGTCCTTGAGCGTCTCGGCTGCCCCGGTGGTTGCGGTATCGGTAATCTGGCCGCCCATCATCGCACCGGACCGCATGATATTCTTCGCGGTGATCGTTGCGGATAATTTCCCTGGATAGTTCACATCGCTGTGCTTGCCCGATCGGGCGTGGGTGGCTGCTCCCCTCATAAGCTTGAAGTCGAAGTCGGCATCCGCCCACACGGCGCCATCGAGCTTGATGTAGCCCTTGGCCCCTGTCAGTTTTTTCAGTACCATTTTCGATCAGTCCTTTTCTTCATACGTCAGTCCATACCGGAGCGCCTTGTGGAGCTCGCGGGGAGCGTCCGGGTCCGGCATCGGCGGGCTGGAGCTTACCCTCGTCCAGCCAGAGGTATCCTCTGTCTCGGTCCCGAACAGCAATTGATCAATCCTGGTCGCAATTCGCTCGACACCGGACGGGTCGTTGGGCCCGGTCTCGGTCAGCGTGTTGACCCAGATATCGATCTGGATTGTTGGCGACGAGTCCCTGTTCCCCGAGAACTTGTAGCCCGTGCGGGGTTTGCTGGTCTCGTTGTTCTCGGTGACGGTGACGCACGGGAGTTCCATGGCCTCCGTCCTCCACCCAATCCAGACATGGTCGACTCCCCCGAGGTAATCAGCTCCCTTGAGGATCGTGTCGTTATTGAGCAGGTTCCGAAGGGCTTCCAGGACGTCCGCGTTCACTCCTCATCACCTTCATCCGGCATTGTCGGAATCGATCCGCCCACCTGACCGAGTCCCCCTGCAAAGAGGTCCCCCTGCCATGCGCTCAAGACCCCGATTTCGATTGCATCGGAGAGGAACGCCCGGGTCTCCAGCTGCTTCTCCTTAATGGCATCAACGATGAACGGCCGGGGCGGCATTCTCCTCGTGCCATCGTGAACCCAATGCGAATACGGTTTGTAGTTCCCGATAATCCCGCGGACCCTCGTCCCATCGACTTCCACCCTCGTTCCCATCGAATCCCGCATATGGACGGGATCCCGGTGGGGATCGTTGTCGTCCGAATACGGTGCTTTCGGGTACGGTGATTGTCCTGGAGTGCAGTTCCGCATTGCCTGGCCCTTGACATTCCGGAGGGCCTGGCGCATCCCGGTCTTCGTGGACGGGAGTGCGGACTTCTTAACGTTGCTCAGCTTCTCCAGGAGCTCGTCAACGGTCAGGACCCGGGTCATTGGATCAGCCCCTCCAGTGTTCGAATAGGAAAATCGCAACGGAGATCAGAATAGGTACCCCGACAACGATCACGCCATCCCGACCCATCCACCTGCTCTGCTGGTTTTTCAGATCGGATACTTGCCCGCAAAGTCCCCCCTGGCCATCATCGCCATAGACAATTTTTTCCAGTTTCTGTTGAGACCTTATGAGGTTTTTCAGATCTGACCTCATCTCGATGAGAATGTCGTGATCGGACTCGTCCATCATGTTCCCTCCGTGGTAAGTTCTGCCTCGAAGTGGTGGATCGCATCCGAAGACCCGAGCGAGAATGCATAGAATTTCGAGAGGAAGTACGTCCCCGCGAACTGCGTCTCTGCGGTCGTAATCAGGTACTCGGCCGCGGTCTCCTGGGTGATGTTGACCGTTGCCGGCAACATGATCTTCAGTGGTTGCTGCACGGCCGCACCGGGCATGACGATCACGATGCCCTTGCCGTTCTTGGCATGGTAGAGCCTGCAGGCAACCGCCGACTGGTCGGTTGTCCAGTAAAAGTAGTAATCTCCCGACGTTTTCCTGGCGTCCGTTGCGGTCCCGAAGGTGCCGGACCAGGATGTGGTGGTGAGAGTTTCCCCTGCCTGGAATGTTCCCGTGATGTCCTCGACCCGAAGAGATCCCACAGCAACCGCTGCGATGACCGCAGTTGCGTGAGAGATCCCTCCGGTAACAGCCTGACCGACTGTTGCCGTTCCGGTTCCCGAAGTGAACGAGAGGTTCTTTTGTCGATATCTGCGCTTGATCGTGCAGGTATGGACCATCCCCTTCATGAGGTCAGCTCCGAGAACATTTCCGGCATGTCAGACTGGTCGAGTTTGAAGTCGTCCACAACAGCATCGCTGCGCTGGATGCTTGCAGAGTCTTTATAGTTGGCCTGCAATCGGCCGACTTCGTCCCTGAGCAGTTTGTACGCCTGCTCCTGCAGTGACTTGGCCTGCCCGAGCTGATCCACTGAACCGCTCTGGGAGTAGTCTCCGGAAGAGTACCCCGCGGGATTTTCCCCGGTCAGGTGGAACCGTTCCGCAACCTTTGCCCTGGTGAGCAGAATGGAGGCCTGCTTGGCGACTGCTGAACTTGGCGTCAGACCGCCCCGGGCGCTGAAGAAGTCGCTGATTTCATCGTCAGCGTCCTTGATCATCTCGGTGAGGTCCGCGTCCGTGACTGTGGAGCCGACGTAAACCTTTACGTTGGCTGGTGTGCAGTTGGCCATTTTCAGTCACCGTCAGGTCTTGTAGATCACCATGAACTTCTGCTTCCCCGCCTCCTTGAACGGAACGCAGGCCTGGAACTTGGTGTCGTCAATGGCTGTGATCGCTGTCTGGGCTGCTGCAGCGGTATCGTAGATGTCGCAGTTCTCATCTGCCATGAGAACCCACCTCAGTCGTTCTCGACGTACTCGAGGATTACAACTGCATGACCCGTCCCGGAACTCGAGCCGGTGTTGGTGGCCTTGAGGTCAAGCCGCGTTCCTGCAGTTACCGGGCCCTTGCCGGTTGAGACTGCGGTCGAGTGGAATGCCTTGGCTGCTTCCCCTGCCATTGTCAGCGTACGGGTGAAGATCGTGTTCGGGCTTGCTGCATCGTCCAGGATCTCGATCTTGGCGGCGGTCGTGTCCTCGACATACGCCTCGGTGAGATAATCGTACATCTTGACAACGGTGATGTTCACCGGTGCAACGAATGCCCCATAGATCTGGATGTTCGATCCGCTTGCGAGGTCGATACCTGCTGTTGCCAGGGCCGTGTTGGTGCCGACCCCTGCGGTCAGGACAACGAATTTCGAAGACCCATGGTCACTGATTTCATCTGCAATCGCTTCGAATTCCGCGGCGAGTTTCTCTGAGAGCGATCCCGCCTTCTCCCGGAATGATTTAGCTGTTGATGGTGAGTATGACATTTTTCCTCCTGATTTCTCGTACTGGAGTTAGTCCCTCGAAAAAGAGGGTGATTAGAAACCGGTGCTCTTGTAGAGACCGGCATATGTCTGGGTCACGACCGGCTTGCTCTCGTTCCAGAACTTCAGCAAGGTGTCGTGGTTCTTCGGGTCCTCCCACTGCTCGAAATGGAAGCCGAGGTTGACAGCAGTGACTGTCTGCTTCGCACCATCGATTACGGTCTCGTACTGGACCTCTTCCGTGGAGAACTTCGGGTCGATGTAATAGTGGAGCTCGACGCCCGGGTTGTTCCGGTCAAGACCGAGGAAACTTCCGAGAGTGAGCCCAGACTTAACCTTCCACAGGTCGGAATCAACGACCGGGATAGTGATCTGGTCCTTCTTGATGGACGGAACGCCATAGATGAGGCGCTGTTTTGCCTCGTTGATGTCGATGGAGGTGAGGTAGCGTTTTGCCCCATACCAGCTGTTCTTGTGAACGAAGGCGTCCGTCATTGAGTAGGCGTATCCTTCGCGATCGAACTCTGATTCGAGCGTGATAAGGTCGTCAACCGGGGTGGCCTTTTCAGCACCTGAACCCTGCCAGGGTGCGGTCGGGGTCATCGTCGCGGTTGCGAACCCGGCCTTCATAGCGGCAAGGATCTGGTCATTGAGGTACCGAGCCATCCAGAATCCCGCGAACCGATATGCCTTCTGGACTTCGCTGATTCCCTGGGCTTCCTCGCGGATGATGTTCCGAGGGATACGGACTGAGAAACCCTTGCTCTCGGTCATCCCGGACCCAATGGTGGGGCGGCTCATGTCGATCTCAGGGAAGTCCCCGCCGATCTGAACGTGTGCCGGCTGTTTCTTCTTGGGGTCGCTATCCTTCCCGACGTTGTCATAGCGGTAGATGAATGCCGCGTGGTCGTCCTTGATGGGCTGGACAAACTGCGACCAGAGGAGGAACGGTTCTGCCCGCTCGTAGATCAGGCGAAGTGCTGTTCCCTGTTTGAGGTAGAAATCAAGTGTGCCTTCCATGATAATCAGGCTCCTGTCACTGCTGTCAGCATGCCATACACGAGGCAGAGCACCGTGTAGAGATCGCCATCAGTGCCTGCGGGCGCGTAGTGGAGCGGAATCACACCGGTGCCGCCGCTTGAATCGCTGTCGAAGAAGTACCCGTCGTTCCCAGCGGTGTACATCTTTGCAATGTTGGCCTTGAGCGTGGCCCCTACACCAGGTACGCAGGCGTTGGTACCGTTGCACATGACCTGTGCAGCAACGATCTTGCCGGGAATGTGGAACTCGACCAGGGCCGTGCGGTAATATTTCCCCGCAAGCCTTTCTGTGAGCGAGTCGGCTGCAGCGGTGTTCGGGGGCATGGTGTTCCACTTAGGTGTGGAGACGATGGTTCCCAGAACGAGGGCTTCGCCATTCACTGCCCGTTCCATTATGGGCATTCCCTCCGTGCCAACGAATGTGTTCAGCACATCATTTGAGAGCGCAACACCCTGCCCCTCTTCGAGATTGTAGGAAGACGAGTTGACTGCAACCCTCATGGTCTCCCCGCTGGGTCCGAATGCGCCGTCCGATATGGTGGGGGCACCCTCATCGAGGATGCATTCGATGATCGGGCCGCCCTTACCGAGGTAATTCCCGGCAATGCTTGACTGGTTATCTGTCATTTCAGTTACCCTCCTCAGTGGAGTGTTCCGGGTACCGCCCGGCCGGTGCTCTTCAGGATACGGTCGATCTCCTGGGTCTCACGCAGCTTGGCATCGGGGCCGCTGACATGGCCCGAGCCCTCTTCCGGGAACTTCGGGTCCGCACGGGCTGCAAGAATCTTCTCGGTGAATGCCGGGGGGTCATCCTTGCAGAGCTTCCGGAGCGCTGCCTCGTCCGCGGGATCCTTGACCATGCCCGGGGGGATGTACTTGCTCTTGAGCGCTCCCCACTGGGCGTCGTCTTTCTCCGTCTGTACCTGCGCCTGGGCGGCTGCGAGGTCGTCCCTCTCCTTCTGGAGCTGGGCAATCTGGGCGTCCTTTGCCGCAATGGCGTCGTCCTTCTGTTTCTGGGCGGCTGCCTGGGCCGCGATCTCTTCAGGTGTCATGGTGGTTTCCGTTTGTTTGTTCCTCTTGACGATGGTGTCAATGTCCTCGGCGGTCATGTTGTAGAAAACCGTGTTGGCTTCCTTCACGACATACGCCTGCTCGACTTCCTCCGGCTGCCCGAACGTGATCGCGCCGTCATCCCCTACAGTATAGGAGGTGGCAAAGTACTGCGATGTGTCCGGGTGCTGCCAGATGACCTTGTCCGGCATCGTCATGACGACCCAGACGGTCCTTTGAGTGCCATCGGGCCATTTCATGCCGATATGATCGGACAGGGCACGCCGGACGTTTTCGATCTGGCCTTCGAGGGACTCGCCGTCCGGCGTGTTCATTGTCCCTGCGATCGCGACAATTTCCTGGTTGGTCTTCGATCCTTCCGCTACTGCTGCGGGATTATCGGCCCCGCTCCTGATTTCCTCGAAGATCGACATGATCGAGTCGATCGCGGTTTTCAGGCGGCCCTCGTTCTTGTTACTGAGGACCTTTCCGACGTGGGTGTGAGAATTTCCAATCACATCGTTCTCCTCTTTGTTCAGTACTACTGCCATCCGGTCGAGCGGCTGGTCCCTAGGCGTCTCCTCGAATTCGAGGATGTGGTTCGGGATCACGGTGCCGGTCAGTTTCTCGCCGTCATCGGGACAGATGAACCCAGAAGAGTGGGAGAGTTTGCCCTCTGCGAGAAGTTTGAGCGCGATCGGGACTGCGGCCTGGGACTTGGCGAGCTGGTCTTCAGTGATAAGGCCCTGGCCGAACATCCGGATCGCGGTCTCGTCGGTGTAGTTCTTGGTGACCATCAGTTTGGGATGCCCGGTGCTCTCGATGAAAGCGTCGCTGCTCTCCCCGATGATGGCCCCATTGATGCGGTCAAGTTCATCCTGGGTAAAATCGCGGTTCAGCCCGAAGATCGCAGCATTGATTTTCGCTGTCGGATCCTTGGGTTCCGGGTGGGCCTGGGCAAAGACCAGGGGCACGCCATTCCATGCATCCACTGTCGGCTGGAATGGTTCCTTTGAGAACAGAAGTTTGCCCACTTTCCGATCGAGCCCATGAAGGATCGCTGAGTGAGATTCTGCGCTGGTCTTCTGAACGTGAACGGTAGGGCCGAGTCGACACCTTCCATTCGGGCAGACTTTGTTGAGGCGGGCCTTTCCGCCCATGAGGTCCGTCTGGTGCGTAAAAGAGCCAGTGGGCATATAGATATTGGCGCTTTGAGGCTATATAGGGAAATTCGAAATCCCCCCCCCAAAAGAGTGATGTTCATATATACCATATATGCCATATATGATCATGCAAGGTCGTGAGCGGGGACTTATTAAAGAGGTCTGGCTGATCGTTCGCGCAGGAAGGATTGTCGACGCGGTCTTCACAACGGAAGAGTCGGCCCGATTCATGGCACTTGATGGTGATGAAGTAGTCCCATACACAATCAGGATCTAGGATTTCAATGGCAAGCGATGACGTTTCAAGCATTCGACTGAGGAAAGGGACGAAGGAACTGCTCGATGAGGAGCGGCATGGCAGGGAGACTGATGACACCCTGGTTCAGCGCCTGGTGAAAGAGCTGAGAGAATACAGGAGGAGATGTGGATGAGACTGAAAATCCGTAAAATTATCCGGCAGATCCGGGCGGGCCAGTTCGGCCGGGGCCCTGTAGTGGAGCCCCTGCCGCACGCGGTTGTGGACCCGGGCCACCGCAGACGGGCGCATGCGCCGATGTGCGTGAGATAGGGGGAGTGAAAGGATTGTGATCGACAGAGATGGAAATGACATAACAATTATTGAAAATTCGGATGAGTCGATAGAGGAGTACGGAACCAGATACGGTGTTGATTATATGCTCCTTTCGGACAAACACATCGCAGCTTTGAAATCCGGAAAACTCCTCGCATCGAACAATGGGGAGTACATTCAACTCATAGAATACCGGAAAGATTAGCCCGTCGCTTTTACCCGCTGCAAAATAGCCCGGAGTGCCACGAATTGTATCTGCTCGGGTGATATCCCCTTTTCTACTGCGGCCTGCATGAGCTCGGGTGGGATCTCCACCGTGATGACGGGCCCCTTGCGGATCCTCCTAATAAACTTCTTCACCGTGTCCCGCTTACGGTACCCCCCGTTAATGGTCTTGAACTCGCGGCCGAGGTCAAACGCTATGCGGGCGGGGCCGTCCTGGATGTGGTCCCTGATATATTGCTGTTCGGCCGAGTCGAGAGGGATGCCGGAAGTCAATCTCCACTTACCTCCGGAATGACCACGTGGGGGATCCATGTCCCCCTGCAGTTCGGGTGCGTCTGCCGATCCACTTCATCTGCCTGCTGCCGCGTGAATATCTTGCCGTCAAGGTCCCCGCACCCGGAGAAGGTGCGGTCCCCGATGTGGAACGGCCAGTCGGTGCAGGTCCGCTCGTCCAGGGCTTCAAGGCGCTCGAACTCTTCGACACCTCCGGCATCGTACCGGTCCTTGACCCCGAGGTTCACCGCTTTCATGGTCTCGCTGCGGACCATGGTTGTTGCCCGGGTGATCCCCACACCATCGACTGCCTTGACGATATCGCGGGTGATCTCCCCGAACTTCGTCTCGTCAAGCACTCCGTCCGCGATGATGCTGCGGATCCGCTGGTTGGTGGCCTCGGTAATGCCTTTGAATTCTCCTTTATCCTTCTCGATGAGGACCTTGATCTTCTTCCATTCGATCTGACGGACGGCCAGCGGGGCGCCCAGCTGGATCCCGAATGGTTTCAGCTGAGTGTCCCCGTAGATTTTCCCATGCAGGTACGCCTTCTTCGTCTCGTCCCAGATGATCTCCGACCCAGGCTCTATCAATTCTTCCCGGGTCAGCCTGTCGATCGCGGATGAGAACTTCCCGACGTCGATCGTGTACGTCTTCGATGACGCGGCCTTCTGGAGCTTGACCGTGTCTGCGGTCTTCGTGAGTTCCCTGATGAGGGCCTTCTTGTAGTTCTCGAAAAGGCCCGCGAGCTGCTCCTCGTATCCTTTGACCTTCTCCTCCGCTTGGGAGGGGTCGGCCTGGAGCTCCTTGGAAAGGTGATCGAGAGGGGAGGGTGGCACTTCAGACTCCCTCTTCAATCCCGAGCGTGGCCTGGATGACCTTCTGGGCGTTCTTCTTGCTGCCCACCAGAGACCAGGGATCCAGCGGGTTGGCCGCCACTACCTTCGCGAGCGCCTCGGCTTTCTGCAGCTGCGGGTTGAACTGCTGCGGCTGCCGCGCCTGGTTGTACCGATCGAGGTCCGCGAGGCCCGTATCGTCGAGGTCGGAGATATCTATACCTGATGTCTGCGGTAGGGCTGCCCTCAAGATAGCCCGCTTCTCGTTGGGGAGCAGGCTGCCCTTGTCGCTGCCGCTGTCGTGGATCTTGAGATAGAGCTCGGACTTATCGATGGTCGGGGCCGGGATGTCGACAACGATCCTGAATCCTTTCTTATAGTACCCGTTGTAAATGAGCCAGGGGTGTAACAGGCGCCTGCAGTATGCCTCAAGCCACCGGTGCGTGCCGGCAATGAAGGACATGTACAGGTCGTACTCGGGCCCGGAAGAGCCCCCGATCATGGTGCTCCCGTCTTTCTGGATGAGGCCTGCTGGCGTGAAGAACTGGCGGATCTCCATGCCCAGCTGGCTGATTGTCTCCAGCGCCGACCCGCTTTCGTTGATGCCCAGGTTCTCGATGGTCATGTTCGGCCGGAGCTCGTACCGGTTGATGGACGAGACGTTGTTCATGATGTTCTGGGCATACTTCTTGTCGTCCCCGACAGGGTCCGTGACCTTGAGGAACCAGATCCCGCCGCTGCCGTACTGGTTGACCTTCTGCATCTGCCGCATCCAGGAGTATGTGATCATCTTGACGTACGGGAATATCGGCACGATCGCGGGACTCCCCCCGACCCCGCTCTTGATGGGGTCCGTCAGCATCGCCACGTTCCGCAGCTGGACAATCTTGCCCTTCGTGTCGGTCTGCCAGTATTCGATCTCCTGCGTCTTGTCGTTCACCAGGATGCCCGGCAGGATCTTGTTGTAGACGTATGTGGTAGACGAGCCCGTGTTGGCGAAGGACCAAGGCTCCAGCCGCTTGAGTTTCTTCATCCGGAACTCCGAGCCCTCATAATCCCAGATGGGGTTGTACAGGGCCGGGCCCCACTCTGCGGTGTCACGCCATGCCCGCTGGATTGCGAAGTTTAAGGCGACGTCGTCCTCCTTCGTCATGTCGTCGACCAGGGATGTGAGGTCGGGGTCCTGCTCCTTTGTCTTGAGGTTGACGACCGAGATCTTCGGTTCGTGCTGGAACAGGATCCGCTGCTGCTTGGTCAGGCCTTCCTCGATGGTCTTGTTCTCGATGACTTTTGCTATTGCGTCGACGTTCAGCTTCGGGGCCTTAAATGAAGTGCCCCCCGGCGCGAAGTAGTAAGTCGCGCCCTCTTCCGGTTTGTCAGATTTTTTCACCATTATTTTCACCAAATCTCCCCGAGCTCATCATCCCCGAAGAAGGAGTCATCGGAGCCCCATCCGAAATCATCTGTCCGTGCTGCCGTTGCCACAGCCTCTTCCACGGTCGGTTCGTTGGCCGGGTTCCTGGGCTGGACCATCACCCACTTGACCAGGGCCTGCGTCATGGCGTCGATGCGATCGGAGTATTTCCCCCGTGGGAACGCGGCGCACTCCTGAATGAAATCGTGTGTCTTCGGATCACGTTCCGGTGCCGGCAGATAGACGTTCCCTGCTTCCAGGAGCCCGGTGATGGCATTGGCCCGCGCCTCCTTGCCCCCCTCCGGCTCGACCGCAATGAGCCCTGGGATCTTGTTCTTGAGAACAGCAATCACGGCCGGGCCGTTAGCTTTGTCCTCGACGTATTTCTTCAGGGCCTTCGGCCACTTTCCGGTCACGGTCCTGATGGCCTTGATCGTTGCGGGGAAGTCCATCAGTTCTGTGACTTCATCCAGCTTGTAGCAGTTCGCGTCGATCCTGCCCCATACCTGGCCGCTCACACGGGAACTCGCCTTCGTGTCCTTGAACGAGCAGTCCCAGGTCTGCACAATCTCATGGAAATCGTTGACTTTCAGCTGGGGGTCGAAGTTATAGAATTTCCACCACTTTTTCTTCAGGATTTCCCCGGCCGGGGGGGTCGGTCTGCCCTGGTATAAGGAGGTCCAGACATACGGGCCGACCTTGATTCGCTTTTCCGCAGCCCATACTTCATCATACCCCTGGGAGGGCCAGAGCGGTTCGCCAAGACTCCTGCCCAGGATGTCCCCCTCCTCCGCGAGTGCCGGGAGGTTAATTACCGCCCAGTTCTTTCCATCCTCACTGTCGAGGATTCTCCC